ACTAGCAAGATTATCAAATGAGCAATAGTATAGAAGAAGCTTTGAAAAAAGCAGTTGAGAAAACAGACTCAACAAAAGTCGTTGAAGGAGAAGGAGCAGAGCCTTCACAGGAATTATCAGCAAGAGTTAAAAAACTCATGGCTAGAAAGACAAACCTACAACGCTCACGCAGACAAAAATTACCTAGAAAATTAAGATGAAGAAAAAGCTTTCCTACGAGGAACGCTATAATATATGCAAAGAATGTCCAAACCTAGACAAAAAATGGAAGGTTTGCAAAGTTTGTAACTGTTTTATGCCTCTCAAAACTAAACTTAGATGGGCAGAGTGTCCTGAGGAACCCCCTCGCTGGACATAGGGAGAAAGTATGCCTTACGGTAAAGGAACTTATGGCGGAAAGGTTGGAAGACCTAAGAAGAAGAAAAAACGTGGCAAGAAAAAGAAGTAGGTNAAAAGCCCGTAAAAAAAAGAAATATACCTACCAACTCAAAACTTTATGCCAGAATGAAGGCTAAGACGAAACGCAAGTTCGCAGTCTATCCTAGTGCATACGCTAACGCATACCTAGTCAGAGAATATAAAAAAGCTGGAGGGAGGTATCGCCGTGGCTAGTACAGGATTAAAAAAATGGTTTAAAGAAAAATGGGTAGATATTGGACGACCTAAAAAGAAAGGAAAATATCAACCTTGTGGTAGAGGAAAAGCAAAGACTTCCGGAAAAGGCTACCCAAAATGCGTACCTCTAGCTAGAGCAAGAACTATGAGCAAAGCTCAAAAGAAATCTGCGGTAAGAAGAAAACGAGCCGTAAAGCAAGGAGTAAGAGGCAAACCAACAAATGTTCGAACAATCGCAAGAAAGCGGAGACGAAGTAAGAGATAGAGAACGTAAGTTTGCTACTTGGGCTTTGGAACGAGTTTCTCAAGGAGAGTTTCGNATAAATTATTACAATCTATTAAAACAATATGAGGAAGAAAATGTTATACTGGTTAAAGATTAAATGGATACAATTTTGTGCCATTGTTTCAGGTGAAGATAAAAACTGGGACGGAAAAGTGGACATCAAAGATAAAATGATGAAAGCCGAAGAAAAAGCTAAAAGCTAAAATTCATTAGCTAAGTCGAAAAGGACTAGCATGAACAAAAAAGAAATTATAAACGAAATATTTGGAGTAGTTGATCTATCTCAGAAGTTTCGTGTAGCTCTCGAAAATAAATTACATTGGGGACAAGAGCTCAGAGAATTATTACATTCCCCAGATAATAATAAAGAATTATTAAATACTCATTTTAAAAATGGGACGGAACAGAGGTAACTCTGTTTAGGAAAAGAAAATGGCAAGACAAGGCGGATTTCTTAGCGGACCAAGTGTACATGGTACATCAAAGTTAGCTAAACATAAATTAAAAAGAGGGCTTACTAGAGACCTCAATGCAGCAGCAGGAACTTTTGTTAATACAAAAACTCCTATGTCCACTCCTGGTGGATTCTACGGAGCTGCACCGAAAGCAATCGGACCAAGATTCGGCAAAACTACTAACCCAAAAAGGGCTAGATTTGGTAAGAAAGGTGCAGGTCGAATTTTACGTAGACGATAGAGATTTTTCACAAAGACTTTCATGAACTTATGAAAGCAGGACGACTTAACAAAGTCGTAAATATGATACACAATGGCACTAACAAACGGCGAAAAAGCAAGGCTAAAAAAGGCAGGACTAGCAGGTTTAAACAAACCGAAAAGAACTCCTAAGCACCGAACCAAGAAGGCAGTTGTAGCTGTAAGAGTTGGTGGCAAAGTAAAAATCATTCGCTTTGGAGCACAAGGCATGGGGCATAATTATAGTCCTGAAGCCAGAAGAAGTTTCAAAGCAAGACACGGAAGAAATATCAAAAAAGGTAAGTCTTCCGCAGCCTATTGGGCAAACAAAGTATTTTGGGCAGGTAAAGGTGGTTCTAAGAAAAGACCGCCTAGCTCCCAGAAAAGAAGATTTGGAAGTAAACGAAGGAAATAATGACCGAACAACGAAAAGTAATAGACAGACGAGTAATATGGCTAGAAGGATTATCCATTCATGCTGCAACCGTACTTAAGAAACTACAAACTCGTCAAGAGGACGGCATAAGTCCGACTGAAACCGAGACTGATGTTATTGATCTATGCGGTGGTTATCTTTACCTTTTAGAACTTGCAAAAGAACATGGACTATTCGAGTCCGACGACCCCTTTAACCTATTTGAAAAAGAGACCTTACATTGATTGAAGTAAGCCGTTCCGATGTAGTGCAAGACTACTTAATGGACATGAATCCCGAAACTCGTTTTATCAAGTTACCTATTGAAGGGTATCTTGACTTATTAAACGTAACTCCAAACACATCTCAGACTGCAATTATCAATGCAATCAATAATCCTAAGTATCGTTTTATAACTGCAGCAGTATCAAGACGACAAGGCAAAACATACATAAGTAATATTATAGGGCAGCTAACTTGTTTAGTGCCTGGAGCTCATGTACTATTAATGTCTCCTAACTACTCATTATCACAAATATCATTTGACTTACAGAGAAATCTCATCAAGCATTTTGATTTAGAGGTAACACGAGATAACGCAAAAGACAAAGTTATAGAACTATCAAATGGTTCTACTATAAGAATGGGCTCTATCAATCAAGTAGACTCAGTAGTTGGTAGAAGTTATGATCTCATTATATTCGATGAAGCAGCACTAACAGACGGACGAGACGCNTTCAATGTCGCACTCAGACCCACACTAGATAAAGAAAACTCAAAAGCAATTTTTATATCTACTCCACGTGGTAGAAATAATTATTTTGCAGAGTTTTACTACAGAGGGTGGACAGAAGAGTTTCCAGAGTGGTGTAGTATAAAAGCTACTTATCACGAAAACCCAAGAGTATCAGATGCGGATATTGAAGAGGCCAAAAAGACGATGTCTCAGGCAGAATTTAATCAAGAGTATATGGCAGACTTTAATGTCTTTGAAGGACAAGTCTGGGCATTTAATCACGAAGAATGTACGGCAGATTTAAAAGAACTAGATACTAGTCAAATGGATGTCTTTGGAGGACTAGATGTTGGGTATAAAGATCCAACAGCATTTTGTGTTATTGCTTACGACTGGGATAAAAAGAAATACTACTTAGTTGACGAATATATGAACGCTGAACGTACTACAGAGCAGCATGCTATAGAGATAAGAAAATTAATTGATAAATGGGATATAGACTTTATTTATATTGATTCTGCAGCTCAACAAACAAGGTACGACTTTGCACAAAATTATGATATTAGTACTATCAATGCAAAGAAATCAGTACTAGATGGAATCGGTCATGTCGCAGGAATTGTAGACAATGATGATCTTATTGTAGACCAAACTTGCAAACAAGCGCAGATGTCACTAGATCAATACCAATGGGATCCGAACCCTAATTTATTAAAAGAAAAACCAAAACACAATATGTCATCCCACATGGCTGATGCTTTACGATATGCATTGTATACATTTGAAACTACAGCCACTACGTTTTAATAAGACCTGTAAAAAACAGTTCTTGACATATGATGTGACTTTTTGGTATAATTCTAATTAAGAGTAGAAATATGAAATTAAAAAGAGATTTAGTTAAATATGTACGAGATAAAGCTAAATCTAAATATAAGAAACAAAGTAGTTGTTATATTTGCGAAAGCAGTATAGACTTAGATTTTCATCATTACTACGGACTGACCGAACTACTAGAAACTTGGTTGAAAACACAAAAATATACTATAGAGAATGAGCAAGACATACTAGCACTTCGAAAGTCCTTTATTGATGATAACTGGGAGAAAGTGTATGATTACACAGTAACCCTCTGCCACAACCATCATTTACGATTGCATTCGATTTATGGTAAAAGACCCAAATTGATCACAGCAGAGAAACAAAAACGTTGGGTCGAGAAACAGAGACAAAAATATGGCATGGTANGATAGACTTTTAGGAAGAGACAACGAAGAAAAGTTGAATCCTTCGCAATACGTTATTTCGAGAAACGAGGGTTTAACAGTAGACTCGCGCGAAGTAGTAACAAACTATCGTAATGCATATGAACAACTAGAAATAGTCAATAGATCAGTTAACATGATTGTTGATGACGTTTCTGAAATCCCTTTTGCCGTTGGGGATAAACTAATAGGCACGAATAACGTATTAAAAAATATTCGTAAATCAAAAGTTAATTTACTTTTAAATGTAGAACCAAATCCCTTTCAGGATATTAGTACTTTTAAAAGAAACTTAATTATTGACTTACTTATTGATGGTAACATATTTATATACTTTGATGGTACTCATATGTACCACTTACCAGCAAATAAAGTAACAATTTATACTGATGATGTTAATTACATTGAGAAATTTACATATGAAAACAGCATAGACTATTCTGTAAATGAAATAATACATATAAAAGAGAATAGCTTTAACTCAATTTATAGAGGAACACCAAGATTAAAACCAGCATTTAGAACTATGCAACTCCTTAGCAATATGAGAAGTTTTCAAGATAACTTCTTCAAAAACGGAGCAGTTCCAGGTTTAGTACTTAAATCTCCAAATACTCTTTCTGAGAAGATCAAAGAAAGAATGTTACAAGCATGGAGTATGAGATACAACCCAACAACAGGCGGTAGACGCCCACTTATTTTAGATGGCGGATTAGAAGTATCTACCCTAACAAATATTAACTTTAAAGAACTAGACTTTCAAAGTTCCATTACTGCTAATGAAAAAATTATATTAGAAGCTATGGGAATTCCACCAATCTTATTAGACGGTGGTAACAACGCAAACATTAGACCCAATCACAGATTGTACTATCTCGAAACTGTCTTACCAATCGTAAGAAAGATGGGATATGCACTAGAACGATACTTTGGATTCTCACTATCTGAGGATGTAACAGGAATACCTGCTTTACAACCAGAACTGAGAGACCAAGCAGCTTATTATGCAACACTTGTTAATACTGGAATTATAAGTCCAAATGAAGCAAGAGAAGCAATAGGCAAAGAACCTGTAGATGGATTTGACGATCCAAGAGTACCGCAAAATATTGCAGGCTCTGCCGTTAATCCTGAAGAGGGAGGTCGACCACCAGAGTCGTCACCAATAGAGGAAGAATAAAATTATGACAAAAAACATGATGGCAAAAGCATTATCCGACTGGTTCGTAGAACAAGGCGTCGAATCAATGGATTTACCAACCTATAAAAGCCATGGTACAGACGTTCCCGTAAAAGACTATATGCTTAGACGAGCATTTGGATCTTGGAAACGAGTAATATCAGCCATGAAGAAAAGACATCCAGTAGTTGTTGCTGTTGAAGCTCCAGCTCCTGCTCCCGCACCAAAGGCTCCTAAAGCCAAGAAAGCGGAGAAGAAAGATGTCAAGTAAAATTTATCATTGGACTAGCACTTTTAAATCACTAGGCGAAAACGAAGATGGTGGTGTAGATATTAAAGGATCTGCTAGTACTAATGCTCTTGATAGAGCAGGCGACATAATCGAATCTGATGCTTGGACAAAAGGTGGATTGGAAAACTATAAAGGTAATCCAATTATTTTGTTTAATCATAATTATGATAAACCG